TTGTCCGTAGTAATCGTAAATTTGGGGTGAACATTGTTCAATTTCAATATCATCATTTCTGGCATTCTATGTTTACTACTATCGAAACCTTTTTATGTTTTTTGTAGTAATAAAAAATTGATTTGAATATACAATATTTGTAATATATACATATATTATAAAGTATCTTTTGGAAAAATGCAATATTCGTTACGTATACCGGACGACGATGAATTGATGCCTGAATTTTGTTTATGGATGTATGATAGTCCACGTGAAAACCTGGAATTAGACATTTGGAGACAATCTTGGTTGATTTGGAAAAAAAACATAACAAAGATATATGAATTGTCTGTAATCGAGTTTGTATTTTCTCGTTGGGGGATATATCATAAAAATGAAAACACACGGTTGTTCAAAAAACGATTTTTCCCAACCGGTATGACCATGATCACCAAATCCTCACGTTATGGTATCATTGTCAAAGTAAAATATGATGATTGTACCGTGTTTGTCTGTTATGTTTTACATTATATTGAAACACAACGTATTTTATGGTTTAACTATATGGTTCATGCCAATGTACACAAAATACACACTGACCAAATAAACCATTTATACATCTATGTTCGAAATACAGAGAAGCATTCAGTACCCTTGCCGGATGCCTTCACTTCGTTCCCGGCATCATCCCACAATGCTACCGTTCTACGAACGTCCGCATTGAGGTCTAATTCCGACACAGTCGTGAATATAGAACCGGTAAGTCTATCCAGAGACATTCTTCCCGCTGACCAAACTCGTCCGGCTTATGTTCCAATACTACGCCCGACTTCGTCGTCCGTAGAATCACAACACATGAAACCGCATAAACATTGTGATACACCACGTTCAAATTGGTTTTGTTGAACGGCTAATATTTTCACTTCTTACTCGACTTATTTTTTTTAGAGCCTTTTCTATTTTTATTTGTTTTACGTTTTTTACCACCAGTAAGTTCTCCACGTGTTGCTACTAATTCAGTACCATACTTGCCATCTTTTATTATAGTAAATTTAATATTATTTTTTGTTTCAAGACATTCGTGTTCACTGTCTTTTACATTGAACGACTCGGGATCAATACCCAACGTAATTGTTTTTAAATTTCCAAATAAATTAAATGCGAATGTTACCAGAGATAAATGTTTTTTTTTAAAAAAATGTCCATACATTTTGAAACTAGTAATTTTTTTAAATGTTGGGCAATTTTTATAAAGAAAAAATTTTTCAAAATTTTCTTTAATTTTAGATTTTAGTATATCACATTCAAATTCTCCCATCGGTGGGGTTGTAAGATCAGTTTTAATCGTAACCAATTCAGTACCATTAGTTACCTCTGATTTGTTGGCAAGTGATAACATGCTATATAATGCTCCATCACCGAACCAGGAGCAACTTGTTTCGTCAGGAACTGGTATTTTACTTAAATCGCAATTATTGTCTGGTTCTGTGCAATCTTCTCCGGCGACTATGTCGCTGGAGAAGTCCTCGGTTGATTCTACGTCTCGCCAAGTTTTATGCTCATCGTCATCATAATTATTAGGGTTAATATGATAATCACGTAGGTCTAGATTTATTTTTTGCAATTCCGCATATCTTTTACCATCGTTGATTGGCAAATTTGGTCGGTTTTTGGTTAATATTTCATAAGCGTGAGGATCATCCGATGGTGTTTGTTTTTGTGACCAGAGCCATCCACCTTTTTTGGTTTTATGGTTATGTTGTTTATTTTTTCGGTGTGTTCTCTTGGGTTTTATTACAACACCTCCATTTTTTTTTGTTCTTATTGGTGGTTTATCAGGACTTCGTTCAACTATAGAAATCAATATCGGGTCGTTGTCTGCTTCATTGTATTCTAAATATTCTGACAATCGACCATCATTACCATTTGCATTTTCTTCATATTTAGTTATCAAGTACGATCCATCTGTAAAAATATAACCTTCATGTATCTTTTCTTTTATTTGTTTCGGTATTATTCGTTCACGGTGACCTTCTTTGGTCATAATCTGTATGAATTCACCTTCGGAATATCGCAAACGCGGATCACTAATAGCCATCTACGGTATACCATGTTCACATATAATATGTCAAACTCTTACACATACATGGCTAACAAACTTTGGTTTTGGTTATCGTCACCACGGATCAATTTATCAACAATCGCTTTGGTTACTGTAAACGGAAAAGTCACTTTCAACTCGTTGTTTTTTCCTAATATTTTTTGCGAATCCCCCTCTTCGTCAAATTTCATTAGACGAAATAAATTCAATTTGGTATAAATAATTTCCAAACACCGTTTCAAATTACGTACACCTTGTTCGTTTTGTGTAAATTTAGCGGTGGAAATAATGTATTGGAGTGTCTCATCCGGAATGATGATATCCTCTTCCTTGAAATTGACTTGTTCGCGAATTTTGGGTAACAAGTATTTTTTCGTAATCACTACCTTTTCCTTAGTATCATACCCTTTCGTTTGTATCTTATACATTCGATCTTTCAAAATGGGGTTGACTAAATTCTCGTCATTGTAACTGAAGACAAACAAACACTTACTAATATCAAAATCCACCTCCGAAAAGTATTTGTCATGAAATTGATCGTTCTGGGTGGTGTCTGTCAGATGGGTCAAAATACCGGTAATCTCTTGTCCTTTTGCTGTATCACTTAATTTATCCAATTCATCAAAGAATATGACCGGATTCATACATTTACTATCAATCAATATTTGCACAATTTTACCCCAACTACTACCCTCGTACGTATAGGAATGTCCTTCCAAAAAACTGGAATCACCCGCACCACCCAATGTTATAAATGCAAATTCTCTGCCAAGAATCTTGCTAATTCCTTCCTTGGCCAATTTAGTTTTTCCTGTACCCGGTGGTCCATGTATAGCAATCGCCGACCCCATGGCACCCGGATTCGTTATCCATTGTCCTAACACTTGCATGATTTGCATTTTAGCATCATCCAGACCATAAACACAGTCGTCCAGTTGTGTCATCGCATTCTTCATGAATTTATCACATACATCCATTCCATCATTCATGTTGACGGATAAACTCTTGTATACATTGAACGGAACTCGCATAAAAGTATCCACCCATGTTTTCATTTTATGATATTCGGTATCACTGGGTTCCATTGATTGCATCGAATTCAATTTATTCATCACAGTTGCCTTGTATTTGGGTGGCAATTTGGTTTGTAACAAACGTAAACGATAGGGTTTATCGATATGTATATGCTCATTGATCGATTGCATTTCTTTCATGATTTCTGTCTGTTCTTTGTGTGATAATTTCTTCTTGAAATAATCGATTTCAGATACCGTATTCTTTTGTTCGGTCTTGATCAATTTGTAATAATCCTTGGTGTTACTAATACGGGACTTTTTCACCAATTTACTAATCGATTCACGACAGGCTTTCATGGCATGAATTAAGTTCTTACTTTTCGGATTGATCTTCAGTTTTTCTGACAAATGTTTTTTCAAATCAATCAATTCTTTGTATTCGTCTTCCACCGACAACACGGGTTCTTCTTCACCTGAATCCTTCTCCTGTTTACGTTGGGCTGATTTTTTTTTACGTGAATCGTGCGATTTTGTCTTGGAGTTTTTTTGTTTTTTTGTCTCTTCTTTAGGAAAGTAGTCTATGTGCTGGTAGTCTTCTTTCATAAACGTTTTTTCATCATCACTATTACAATCATCATTATCACATTCAAGTATTTGCTGGATTTCGGCCGCTTCGGCCACTTGTGGATCTTCATAATAATAATCATCGTCCGTCATCCCATTTCCACCCATTATAATCATAATGTTTTGGTCATCGTCCTTCTTGTCATCATCGTCGTCTGATTCATCCGTTTCCGAGTCAGAGGCAGACTCTTCGTCGAGTAGTTGAATATGTTTGTCCTTCTTGGATTTTTTTGAACTCTTTGTACTTTTCAAACTCTTCGTACTCTTTTTCTCCTTTTTTGCTTTACTCGCTAACCGTCTACTTTTTTTACGCTGTAACAATTTTGCTTCTTCATCCGAATCAGTGTCTTCTTCATCCGATTCTATTTCATCCTCTTCGTCTGCCCTTGCCGATCCCTTTATCAATGATGTCATCAAATATTTACGGAATTGTTTGGCCATTTTGTCTGTTTCATCATTATCCTCCTCCTTTTCCGCCTTTTTTTGAGACTTTTTCTTTTGAGAATTTTTCTTGTGGGGTCTATAAGATTCCTCATCATCATCTTCATCCTCATCTTCATCCTCATCTTCATCCTCATCTTCATCCTCATCTTCCTCTTCATCATCATCATCCGTCACAGTTTCATATTCCGAAACGTCTGATTCGGAATCAGACGATGATTCTTGCTTTTTACGAGAGTTCATCGTCTTGGTATTTTTTTGATTACTACGTTTAATGTCTTTCATCATGGTGTATAAGAACGATATTGATTATATTCTAGTGCTGGTTATAGATGGTACTATGTTACCATATTTTTAAATCAATTTTTCGAGGAAACCAAAAATTGATTTAAATAAAAAGGATATAATAATATGTCATATATACTATACTATCGACATCGCTTCACATTCAATCTTAGTTACCATCAAGATCATGTCAAATAGTCAACGCACCAAAATGTTGAAGGAAAAAACTCCGTCCAAAATTATTGGAATACAATTTAGTATGTTGTCTCCGGAAGAAATTCGTAGAAATTCCGTCGTGGAAATTACGTCCCGTGACACCTATATTAATAATAAACCAGTCATCGGTGGACTTTTCGATCCTAGAATGGGTGTATTAGAGCCTGGTACGATTTGTCCCACGGACGGTATGATTTACATTGATACCCCCGGGTATTTTGGTCATATTGAATTGGCTCGTCCAGTGTTCTTCATACAACATCTCAAAGAAATCATGAAAATTTGTCGTTGTGTTTGTTTCAAATGTAGTAAATTACTCATCAATAAAAACCAACATACTCATATTTTGTGTCAACCCGCCGAGGCACGTTGGGATTATGTATCCGCATTGGCGACCAAAATCAAACGTTGTGGACAAGAAACCGAAGACGGATGTGGATACAAACAACCTGATAAAATCAAACTGGAGGGGATGTCGAATGTCTTTGCCATCTGGGAAAAGATGGGGGATCTGAAATTAACCCCCGAAATCATTCTCAAGATTTTCAAACGTATTTCCGATGACGATGTGCATTTTATGGGATTCAACCCCCTCTGGTCACGTCCTGAATGGATGATCTGTCAAGTATTACCTGTACCTCCACCCGCCGTTCGTCCTTCCGTAAAACACGATGCCCAACAGCGTTCCGAAGACGATTTGACCCATATCTACAGCAATATCATCAAATACAACAACAATCTGAAGGAACGCCTGAATTCCAATGATACCAATACGTATGCCATTGATGTACTGTCGACCATCTTACAACATTCCATTGCCATGATTGTCAATAACAAAATCAAGGGGGTGGATCCGATGGCTCAGCGATCCGGTCGACCTTATCAATGTATTATGGGACGTATCAACAGCAAAAATGGACGTATCCGCGGGAATCTCATGGGAAAACGTGTCGATTTTAGTGCCCGTTCCGTCATCACTGGCGACCCGAATTTGTCCATGAAACAAATTGGTGTACCCATGAAAATTGCCAAAAATTTGACGAAACCTGTCATGGTAAACGATATGAACCGCGATTTCTTGATGAAACTGGTGAATAACGGCCCCGATATTCACCCTGGCGCCAAAATTCTCGAACGCAAAAACGGGGGCGACAACATCTCCTTGCGATATGTCGATCGCGAATCCATTCGTTTGGAAAACGGCGACACCGTACATCGACATTTGATGGACGGAGACATGGTGCTGTTCAATCGACAACCGTCCCTGCATCGAGCCTCGATGATGGGACACGTCGTAAAAGTTATGAAAGTTGGCGACTCGTTCCGTATGAACGTGGCAAATACAAAACCGTACAATGCCGACTTTGACGGAGATAAACTTCTTGTCTCCAACATGCGGCTGCCAATCAAGTTGTAGACAAGACTTGGTTGGGAAAACAGTGTAATGTCTACTGGTTCAATATTTTAGCATAGAAAATTGAATCAATATAACCGCATAGTCTTATAGAGTTATATAGTAAAGTCAACGCTTTATATTCGTATGGAATACAGACAAGGTTTAAAAAATACAATAATCGATGATGAAACACTAAGATATTGTGAAATTTATAAAATCACAAACTTAATCAACCATAAAGTATATATTGGACAAGCGGTCTCACATATTTTGAATTCGAAAAGATTTCGCCCATATGGTATGGAAGGAAGATTCCGGAGCCATGTTAGCGAAGCATTTTCAAATAAAAAATATCAATGTCATTATTTAAATAACGCAATTTGCAAAAATGGTAGAGATAATTTCACATTACAATTACTGCATTGTTGTGAGATTAACGATGCCGACGCAATTGAAACCGAAGAAATCATTAAAAATAATTCATTATTCCCCAACGGATACAATTTGAATACTGGAGGTAAGTCTGCAAAACATACCGAAGAAAGTAGGAAAAGAGTATCTGATGGTGTAATAAATTATTATAAAGATAAAAAATTCGATCGGTTTAAAAATGTTATTATAAATGATAATGATGATATTGAACAATTTGTGAGACCACTTAGCCGTCATAATATACAATATGGTTGGTATGTGTACATTAATCGTATAAAAGCCGATTTTGGCGGTGTCTGTATTCCATTAGAAAAAAGTAAACAAATGGCGTTAGATTTTATACAAACAATAAAAAACTCTGTAAGGCAACGTGACCAAATTGCTGGAAACCTCACAAATGATGTAGTACCATTCACTATTGGAAACAATAATGAAGAACAC